CGTCGTAATGGTGTCGTAAAAAAATAATCTCAAATTGCATTATAGTAATACCTCCTTAATTTCGTCTCCGAACTCTTCGATAAATTCTCGCGCTAGTTCCTCACTCTTGAAATAAGGTAGTTTGTAAAATACATTAACACGCATATTAGAACACACTTTAAACCAGTCTAAACCGTGGTCATAACCTATATAAAACTTATCGTCGCAATCTTCCCAGTTAGGATACCAATCACCGTTACGCCAATCAGCCCAATCTTCCATTTTCTTAAGTAATATCTTTTCTTTATCATGCGCAAAGGCGTCTTCTTTATACTCAAAGGCTTCACCTCTTTTATATAGTTGCTCTTGCATAAAATCAGTGTAAAACCTTAAACCTTTTAATTCACCTTTTGCGTCCGTTGTGAAATACATTTCTATATCGTCCGGAATCTTTACCTCGAACGGTACTGCCACTCCATACGGTATCATTCCATTAAGTTTCTCACGCTTTAAATTAGTTACTATTTCTTTCAATCTGTCAATCTCTTGTTCTAATTGTTCTAAGTCCATAACTACACCTCCGTAACCCCTAACTCTTTTAACTCTTTAATCAGTTCATTTTTAATTTCTTTTAGAATATTCACAAACTTTTGTTTATGTTTTTCTCCAAAATAACCTCCAGCGTGTTCAGTTTCAATTTCAACATAGTTATAATCTACAATATCTTCTATCATTCTATCGATATTTTTTATTTCATTTAATAATTTATTAGCTTTTTCTAATTCTGTATAATTCATTTTAAACCTCCTTATAATGATATTTAATACCGGCAATGTATCTCGTAGCATGTAACCAGTTTATTTTTTCTTTTTCTTCATCAGTGGCTATAACAAACTGATCTCGGAGGTTTTTTACTCTTTCAAACATGATTTTATTTTTTTATTAAAAAGCCCCATTTTTCAGGGGCTTTTGGTTACCCTTTTTGATTACTTAATTTTTTTAATAAATTGACCAAATCTCTTATCTCTACATCTATCATCTTCTTCATTCTTGGTGTCCTACTGGCTAATTCATGGTATTTTAACAAGTAAAATTTTAAGTGCTCAAACGCCTGTTCTTGTAATCGCTTCCTTTCCTGTTCATCCATTATCTCTTATTTTTATTAACACTACAAATATAATAATCTTTTACTTAATAAGCAAATTTTCCACCCACTTTTTTTATAAAAAAGCCCCACGCTTCGGCTCAAAGTGTGGGGCGGGGTGTTAAATTAAAAAGACTAAAGTCTTACACTAAATCTATAGCAGAGAGTTCTTTACCATAAGATTTAATGCCTTCAAAAATCCTTTGAGCTTGTTTCTCTGATGGGAATTTTTTACCTGTCTTATATTGAGAGATAAGGCTATTATTGATACCCATTTTCTCGCTCAAAGCCAAGATATTAATGCCATTATAATACTCAAAAAATTGAGCCAAATCAAATTTTATTACAATATCCTTTTTCGTTGCTAAAGGTTTATTTTCTTCTTCTAAAAGCATATTTAATGCTTCTAACATATTGTTCTTTAACTCTTTATAGGTTTCTCCTACGGTAGCAATGCTCCCATCTTCTGAATAGGCGGAGTATCCTGTGTTTGTTTTTTCTACAATAAAAGTTGTTTTCATATCTGTACATTTTTTGTAAAACTACTGGGGATTTATTTCCCCAATAGTTTTTTGATGATTACATTTTCTAGTCCTTTTCCCACTTCTTTGCTGGGGTGTATGGGGACTACACATTTTTCGCCAGTGGTAGGATTGTGCCATATTTGGTGGCTTCCTTTGGAATCTCGAAAAGGCTTACAACCACCTTTTTTGAGAATTTTTAATAATTCATTAGTTTTCATAAGAACTTCTAATCTTTATTAATTTAACACTACAAAGGTAAAAAATATTTTACTTTTATGCAAGTTTTTTAACAACTTTTTTCAAAAAAAATAAAAAAATCCCCACCGAAGTGGGGATAATTACTAAACAAATAAGATGCTCTATGAAAAGCAATATTGTGAAAGCTCTTGGGATAGGCGTTTTAATCCTTGTTCTATCTGCTGTGCTTTTTGGTCTGATAGTTCCATGTTTTCCATAGAAAGCCTACGGAGATGGCTGGGATTGATACCGATATATTTGGCTAATTCACTTTTATTAAAAAGAGAGTAATACTCAAAGAAACAATTAAGGTCTATAAAATATTTTAATGTAGCGGTTTTGAGATTTTCGGCTTTTTCTTTTTCTCCTTTTTCTTCCAGATATTCCACTTGATAGCCTATCACTTCCTTAATATTTTCTTTAATTTCTTCAATATTATCTCCTGCAGTAAACACTCCATCTATATTTTCTGCATAGGCAGAATACCCTGTATTGCTTCTTTCTAAAATGATTTTTATTACCATAAAATATAAAATTAAAATAAACAATAAGAGAAACAGAGGGCTTATTTCAGCCCTGCCTGTTTTAGGATTTTGTTTTCTGTCCCTTTGCGGATTTCTTTCGCTCCATGCCTAGGGACTATTACAATTCCTTCCTTTGTTGGATGCTGATAAATATCATGATTAGCACCATGTCTTAACAAGAACCAACCATCCTCTATAAGGATTTTTAATAATTTACTTGTTTTCATTTCAAAGAACTCTTATTGTTTAGTAGTGCAAATATAAGAAACATTTTTGTTTCTCGCAAATTTTTCACTCACTTTTTTCAAAAAAAATAAAAAAAATCCCCACGCTTCGGCTCAAAGTGTGGGGCTGGGTGTAATTAAAACATAAGAATCAAGCAACTCTTACAGAGCCTAATTTATTACTTAAATCTTGTATAGCAAGGTTTAGAATATCAATTTCTTCTTCTGTGAATTTTGCAGGTTTGCCATTGACAATATAGCCATTTACTCTTTGATAAAACCACTCTTTACTTTTATTAAAGTAGTTTTTTGCGATATAAGAAAATGAAATAAATTCGCTGACTTCTTGTAAGGCTAATTTTACATTAAGCTCTTTTAACTCATCGAGTTTTTGCTGACTGATTTCCAAAAAAGCTTCTGCATATTTTTCGGGTTCATCTTCTATCATTTGTCTTAGCAATGATAGTTTTTCATTTGATATTTCAATATTAGGAGCATTAAGATATTCTTCCTTTATTTTTAAAAATTTTTCCATTTTATTTCTTTTTTATGAAGAATATGGCGAGTTTATTTCATTCGCCATATTCTTTGGTTTAGCATTTTTAGTTCTTTAATATATTCTTTGATTTCTTTATCATAGGCACTTTGTAGCTTAGCAGGTATTCTGTGATAAATTTCTATAGCAGTTAGAAGTAATTTTTCATACCTTAATTTTTCTTCTATTAATTACTCTTTTGTTTCCATTCTTCTTTATGTTTTAATTACATTGCAAATATAATAATCTTTTGCGTATTATCCAAATTTTCCACTGACTTTTTTTCAAAAAAAATAAAAAAAAGCCCCACCGCTGGGGTGGGGAGAACAATAGATAAAGTAAAAAAGTGTTGAAATGATACTTTATAGTTCTATTGCTAAAAGTTCTTGTCCGAATAAGTGTAATTCTTTCTCAATCTCTTTTTTTCTTTCTTTGCTCGGTTTTTTAGAACCACTCAAATAGGCTGCCATAAGGGGCTGGGAAATACCTACTCTACGAGCAAACGCCGAGATATTAAGCTCTCCTAATTGGCTAAAAATTTTCCCTATTTCAGATGGGATTTCTTTTTTATGAAAGAAACCTTCATAGCTTAAATCTTCATCAATTTCTGACCAATGAATTCCAAATACATTCAGCTCATAATTATTCCTTTGCTCTTTTGTGGCATATTTTAATCTATGAAAATCCTCAAAATTTTCTTGTGCTACCTTTCCCTCGAGGGTTTCTATAAAAATAGCTTCATCTGTAAGCCATACTTTTTTGATTTTGTCTTGTGTTATCATATTTATTTTGTGTTAAAAAAATCATTCCAACGCTCTATGATGATATCTTTATTTTCTTCTACGGCACCAATTACTTTTTTTAGTTCAGAAGCCGTCAGTCCCTTATTTTCTATGAGTTCTACTTTTGGTAAAACTTGGATTTTAGCATAAATTTTTCCTTTAATTGCATGGATATGAATAGGTAAATGGTCATTGGAAAAAAAAGAAAATCTAAATCCTAATAAAATAAAAAGTGTAGGCATTGTTTTAATTTTATATTGCAAATATAGGTTATAAATTTATAACCTGCAAATTTTTCACTCACTTTTTTTCAAAAAAAATAAAAAAAAATCCCCACCGAGAGGGTGGGGCTGAATGTTAAATTTAATCAATAGTTATTAAAACTATTTTCTTTATAGCTGGTCGGCGGTTTTACGGATGCGCTCCGAGAGGTCATATAATGCCCCTTTGAACTGCTCCATTTCTTCGTGAGAAAATCCACCAGCATTTCCGTTTCCATCTATACCATCTATTTTATGGTATATCCAAGATGGAGAGCGGTCAAAATATTTTTTAGATAATTTTGCCCAAGATATATCAAGAGCAATATCATTTAATGTTTCCTTTACAGATTGTTTTTTACTAACATTTATTTCCATATTTTATATTTTATTAAAAGCACCACTTCGGTGGGGCTTGGTGTTCAATTAAAGTGCTTTGTTTTTAGAACTGCACTAGGTTCATTTTTTGTTTTATTTCATTGAATTTTCCTTGTATCAAGGCTTTTTGTTTTTCGGAGGCAAATGCTAAACCTTCCTTATATTTTCTCATCAAAGAAGCGTTTATGCCTATTTCTTCGGCAAACTTACTCACATTAAAAAATGGAAACGCCAAGAAAAAACCTGAAAAAGCATAACGATATTCTACCTCCATATCCTCGGAATACCACTCTGGAAATACTCCATGTTTTTGTTTGTAAAAATCGGCTTGCTCCTCTAAAATCTCCTTTGCATCTTCTTTGGCTTCATTTTCTGTTACCCCATAGCCTATCACACCAGGGATTTCTTTGCTATAGACTCCGTACCCACCATCTTCAGCCTTTTCAATGATTAATGTTGTTTTTTTCATTTTAATTTATTCTTTTGTCTTTTGTTCAATTAAAATACTCCACCACTTTAGCAGTGGAGCATTTTGCAAGTTACTTTTTCAGTCCTGCTTCTTTGAGCATTTTTTCAAGGGTTCCTTTTGGGACTTCTTTACTTGGATGCCTTCCTACAGGAATGAAGTTGTCAAAATCAGGATGAACATACTTGTGATGTATCTTCCCCTTTTTGATAGTCTAGCCATGCTGTTCTAACAATCTGTAAAATTCTGAAAATTTCATAATGTCAAAGAACTTTAATTGAACACTGCAAATATAAGGAACATTTTTGTTCCTTGTGAATTTTTCACTGATTTTTTTCAAAAAAAATAAAAAAAAGTCCCACGCTTCGGCTCAAAGCATGGGGTTGGGTATAATTAAAACATAAGAATTAAGCAACTCTTATTGAGCCTATTTTTTTACTTATATCTTGTAGTGCGAAGTTCAAGGTCTCTATCTCTTCATCAGTAAATTGTGCGGGTTTTCCATTGACAATATTGCCATTAATTCTTTGATAAAGCCATTGTCTACTTTTCTTAAAATAATGCTCAGCGATATGGGATAGAGGCAAGATGTTCAGAAAATTACCTAACTCTGCTCTTATCCTTTCTCTTTTTACCAAACTTTCTGCTTTATCGGCAGTTCTTTTGGCACTTTCTACCATAGCTTCTGCCCATGCATTGGGGTTTTCTTTCATGAGTTCTTGCATGGCTTCATCTATTGCGTTTTTTTCCTCTTGCGTTGTGGCATTGATGAATCTTTCTTTTAATTCTAATACTCTTGATAACATTGTTTTATTTTTTGAGAAGCCCTCATTTTTCAGAGGGCTTTGGGGTTAAACTCCTAATTCTTTGAGGGCTTTTACAATTCTGCTAATTTCATTATCGTAAAACTTTTTTATTTGCTTCCCTCTTGCGGATACTTCTTTGTAATATTTGGTCAGTTGTTCCAATTCTTTTAAGAGTTCTTGCCTTATCCGTTCCTTTTCTTCATTCATCTTCTTAGGTTTTAATTACACTACAAATATAATAACCTTTTGTGAATTGTACAAATTTTCCACTCGCTTTTTTTCAGGAAAAATAAAAAAGCCCCACCTTTCGTAGGGCTTGGTGTTAATAATAAAATTAGTAAATATGACAGCTTACTGAATGCTATTGGCAGCACGGCGGATTCTCTCTGAAATATCCACCAATGCTCCTTTCAAAATCTCTTTCTCTTCAGGACTGAATTCTCCATGTCCTCCATTTCCATCTCTTCCGTGTAATTTATTATAAATCCAAGAAGAAGATTTACCAAAATAATCTTGGGCAATTTGTCTCCATGATACATCTATGACAATATCATCTAATTGTTGCATCATTGTTTGTTTTTCTTTTGCTATTATTTCCATATTTTAATTTTTATATAAAGCCCTCCTCATAGAGGGCTGAATTAAACTCTATCAAGCAAATCACCTAATAACTCCTGAATGTAGCTAATAAATCTCTTTGCTCCGTTTGGGTAGGCTCGTTTATAATTTCTGATTGCCTGTATAAGTTCCCATTCTTTGTCTGTAAGCTCTCGGCTTGTTGTTTCTTCTGTCATATGTTATATCTTTATTATTAACACTACAAATATACTACGAATATTCGCAATATCCAAATTTTCTACCCATTTTTTAAAGGAAAAACATAAAAAAAGCCCCACCGAAGTGGGGTAAAACATAGTTTTAGAGTAGTGATATTTGTTGTAATTCTTTTCCTATTAGATGTATTCCTTGTTCTATTTCTTTTAGGCGTTTTTCACTCGCTTTGGTTTTTCCTGTGGCATATTTTCTCATCATTACGGGGCTGATAGAGAGTCTTCTCCCAAGTTCAGATAGATTGAGTTCAGGAAGTTGTTTACATATACCATTGAGGTCTATTTGATAGACGAATTCCACGCCATTTTTGTATTTTTTTACAAAATCTATATCTCCATCCTCCTCACAGACTTTTAGATGAGATTCAAAGGCTTCTTGTAGATTTTTTTTCATTTCTTCAAAAGAATGACCATCAGCTACTACAATTCCCTCTATATTTTCTGTATTTGCCCAATATACTCCCTTTTCTTTCCTTACTGTTACTTTTATTTTTTTCATAATTTTTATGTTTAAAAATTAGTAGTGATGGGGGCTTATTTCAGCCCCGCTTGTTTTAAGATTGCATTCACTGTCCCTATGGGTAAATCTTTTCTTGGATGAGGGATAGTTACTTTTCCTTTTTTGGTAGGATGTTTGAAATGATGATGACTTCCATTTACAGATTTTATTACCCAGCCATCCTTTTCAACCAATCTTATTAAATCACTACTACTCATAAAACTTACATTTTATTAGTGCAAATATAGGTTACTTTTTTGTAACCTGCAAATTTTTCACTCACTTTTTTCAAAAAAAATAAAAAAAAGCCCCACCGAAGTGGGGATAAAGCCGTTATAATATTCAGAATGGTCAATTAAAACATTATAATTTTACGGCTAAAAGTTCTTGTCCCAAAGTATGCATGGCAATTTCTATTTTATTTTTAGTTTGTTCTCTTGGGGTGCTTTTTCCCATGATGTAGTGGTGTAGTTGCTTTTGGTTAATTCCTGTAAGGCGTTCTAATGCTGGCATGGTAAATATTTTACCATAATATTTTAATAAGCTTTGGGTATCGTATTGATAGACTAACTCATAATTTTCATTAGGGATATTTCCTAATTCTTTTTGAATATCAATACATTCTAAAATATTTTTTTTCAGTTCGCTCATTGTGTTTCCACCAGCGGTTACTCCTTCTAAATTTTCTGCCCATGCTCCTAAAAAATCTGTGGAGGCTTCTATTCTGATAATTGCTTTCATTTGATTTATTATTTTAAGGATAGGGCTTATTTTAAGCCCATTTCCTTGATGATTTTCTTTCTTAATGGTTCGCTCATTTCTTTACTACCATGATAGGGGACTGGATAGGTTTTGCCGTTTTTTTCATAAATGTAGTGGCTTCCTGCTATCCGTAAGACTTGCCAGTCATTTCGTTTTATCCACCTATGAAACTCTGAATATTTCATTACTTAAATGTTTTAATTGATGTTGCAAAGATAACTATTTAGTTATTATTATCCAAATTTTCCACTGACTTTTTTTTCAGGAAAAACATAAAAAACACACGGATTAAATCCGTGCGTTCTGTTTTTTGAGGTCGTCTAATCTGTTGAGCCAGCCTTTGAGGAATCGTTTTTGCGTGGGGTTTGTTTTAGCGATTCTCTCGAGGAATTCTTGTCGTTCTTTGTAGAGGGTTTGTAGAAAGTTAGCAGGGGCGTTATTGACTGCGGTAATAGTTTTTTCTCCTACGATACCATCTACTTTTAGTCCGAGAATTCTTTGTGGTATTTTAATGCCCCATGCCCCACTGTACCAGAGCCAATCTACGAGAGTATTTGCGACTCTTTGGTCTTTGATTTGGTCGGCTTTCCATCTGTCCCAATAATGCTTTTTCATGATTGCGGTAGCGTCTTCATCGGATAGGTTTTTAAGGTCTTTGACATCAATTTTTCCATCTCCGTTTTTATCGTATCCTTGTTTTTGCCAAACGGCTATGGTTACGCCTTTGTTGGTGGCACCGCCTTTGTCGGCAGGGTCATTGACAAAGCCTCCTTTCCATTTTAGGACAAAGGGGGCTAATTTTTTAATTTCACTCATTAATTTTGTTTTTAACATGATTCTTCAAATACCATAAATAAGCACCGCAAAGTCTATGAGTGGGAGGATGACCCCCAGTCTACGCCCTTTTTTTGGTGTGTTTTTCTTTGTTTTTGGATTTGGTGTGCACTTTATGGTTTTATGCTCTTTGGTGTGTTTTTGGGTGGTTTCTGTGGTGTTTTTTAGTTCTTCTTTATCTTCTTACTTTTGGTCGTTCTTTGGGTAGTTTGCTCTAATTGTTCAAGCTCACGAGTAACCGAACCGATGATGTCTTCACCCACGACCCTTAAATTTACCTGATATGTTACATTATTTGACATTTTTTTAGTATATTTGTTAAAAGTTTTGATATGAAACTATTAAAAATCACCTTTTGGACAGCTCTTATCATAGGAATAGTATTTTTCCCTGCTCACATGTTAATGTTAGCTATATTTCTATTTCTGATTGCTTTGGGAATTGGTTTTTTAGGATTGCTTATAGGCGAAATAAAAGAACTTTTTAGTTTAATCTCCAGCAAACAATCCCATAAATAATTCTGCTTGGTTTTTGAGTCTCCATTCTTCCAGCCATATTGCTTGAGCGTAGAGCTTTGACCACTTGCTAACTTGCAGTTCATCTGGATTAAGATGAAAATTTGCTCTAATGATGGCATCAGCTTTGAGTTTTTCGTATTCTGATTGCTCACTTTGTAGTGAGCTTATAAGTTTTTTGCCTCAGAAGTGGTTTTTTGTGCACGCTCCATTAAAGCGCTTACGGCTTTTATTTTGAGTAAGTCTCTGTTTTCTATTTCTTCATCAGCTTTGATGATACAGTTATCATAGGCAGAGCTTAATCCCTTTAACTCATCGGATTTTGAGATTTTACTCATCGCTTGTAAATCCTTAAAGGTCGGCTCCCTAAAAATGGCCTGATGGACATTTTCTCCAAAATTTACACTAACAAGCACTAAGGCTCCTTTCTCTTGTTTGAGTTCTTCTATTTGTGTGGCATCTAATCCACAAATTAAATCTTCATTCATATTTTTTAATTTTTTAACTCTTATGAAGGACCAAAAGTCCTTCACAAAAGCATTATTTTTTATTTAGTTTTATCCACGATATGAGAGACTATTAGTTCAAACTCTATGGCTTTGCTCATGTCTCCTTCCTTCCAATCTAGTTCTGTTTTCTTAAACTCGCAGTTTTTCAGTATATGAGTTACCATAGGCCCTGCATCAGGCTGATAACTGATGGTAATAGAAAACGGAGCTAAACGATGAAGCTGACCTTTTTCTGCTTTGGCTTTTAAAGCAAATACCGTCCCTGAGAGTAAGGTAATAGAAGCCGTTGTCTTTATTCTCCCATATCCTCGAGAGACAGGATTTCTCCCTGCACCGTAGATATTTTCTTTTTCCATCTCTTCACCGTATTTTATGGCGGTAATTCCTGTTACAGGTACTCCTCCAATTGTAGCGGTAATATCTGCCCAGCCGTATTCTCTTCCGTTAATAAGTGGTTCTAATTCTACCATTTTTAATCTTTTTTAAGGGTTAAACCTATTTTTACTTCAATAGTTCTAAGCGCTCCTACAGGAACGATTTTCACTACGATTTCTAATTTTGAAGTTTTTAGCAATTTTTGATTAGGATTGATACTCACGGCATATCCGCTGATTTCTCCGTTTCGTTTCATTACATCTAAAACATCATCACAAAGAGCTTCTAATGCGACCACTCCTGAGGCTTCTAAAAGTCCAGTATCAGGGTCTATATAAGCAGGTCCAGAAATTTTCTTTATCAAAACCTTATTCAGTCCACGAATGGCTTTATCAATAGTTCGGTTATTCTCCAAATAAGCAAAGTCCCCCTCTAAACTTGTAGCAGTGAAACTGTCATTGAGATAACTTCCTGCAATTCCTGTATGCTTTACCATAAAGATATAGCCCTTTTCATGAATAGCATCTAATTGTTTTGGGGTGTAATTCCCTAATGCAGAACCATCACAAAAACCAATACGGTCTAATTCTCTAGATTTTTCTTCTCCTCCCGTAAGGGTTTTGTCATACGCTATGGAAGTCACTAAGTTATACTTCTCCACCCACGCAATACTCTCATGTACAGAGCTTTTAGAAATTACTCCTAAAACTGCTCCAATACAAGAAACGGAAGGTATAGTAGATGATAAGAAGTTTCCACGCCCCGCACCATCCTGACCAATGACTACACTTACTCTTTCTGCATTAAGTGAGTGTAAGTCTGGAAGTTTGCTCATATCTTCAGCAGTAATTTTGACTGAAAGAAGTATACTTAAAGGAATATTCTCTTGTGCTAGTTCTGTAGCAATTTGGTTAAGTTTGGTTACCGAATTAGAAAGCGTATTTAAAGCTCTTTTAAAATCACAAATTGCAATTTGACGGATGCTTCCTTCGGAGAAGTTTTGCAAAACTTTTACTTCGGTATAATTTCCGTCACTCTCCGCTACAGATTGAATATAAAGTTTTGCTCCTTCATTCATTCTAAAAAACTCCGAAACATGATAATGCAATACAGGATGATTTTGAGTAGTAACTTCTAAATGTTCCAATTCTTCTATTGATAGAATTAATTTTTTATCTACGGCCGTTTCACCATAAACAATCAGTCCAGAGATATGGTCATCTCCTGATAACTCACGAGAGAGCCCCCCATTCTGTCTAATAAATTTTACATTATTCATCTTTATTTTCAGTCTTTTTAGATTTTTCTTCTATAATATCTTCTTGTTGGTTAATGTCTTGAATTCCTTCTGCTATGAAATTTTTGTTTTCATCTTCATGAAGAGAATCATTTTCAGATAGGCTTTCATCAAAAGATGGTATTTCCTTTTGTCCTTCATCTAAGGCTTGGGCAAAAGCTTCTGTCATCGTTCCGGTAGGTCGGAGTAATTTTTCTACTCTCTTAACATCAAGAGTAAGGGCATGATTTTGAGCATCGTTTTCTAATAGAAAATACTTGCCATCATTAGTTTTATAAACGACATCCAGGTGTGGATTATCAATAAATACTTGTTCCATTGTTTTTTACTTTAAAATTTAGATTTAATGAATAAAATAAGCTGAATCACAAGAGAGAGTAGAAAAGCACCTCCCACCCACATTAGGGCCTTGTGATACCACGCAAAGGGCTTTTCTATGTATTGAACTTTAATTTTACTCTCGTGTTCTTTCACATATTTATCGTAAAGTTTTAGGGCTAATTTTTCGGCTTGAGCCTTACAATCTATGGTAAGCTGATTGCCATTGAGTGAAACCTCTGGTAGTTTTAAAATGCTCCCTTTTTGCCCATGTTTTATATCCTTAATTTTGGGGTTCCCTCCATCTGGACACTCTATTTTCACTATCGTTCGGATGCTGTCTTTTGGAGTCATAATTATCGTATCTCTCACGATGGTCTCCTTTTCTACCGTTTTGATATTTTCAATGACTATCGGTTCTGGCAGGGGGTGTTTCTCAGGCTTCCTGCTGATACAGGAAACCATTAAAACCAAGACAAAACAGATAGACAAAGCGGTTAAAATATTCGTTTTCATAGGTTTTTGTATTCTTCTTTGGCATTGAAACTCGGACAAGCTTTTTTCACATTGGGAAAATCTCGGTGTCCTTGAATGATTGCCTTTGGAAATTCTTTTTTTAGTTTGGTTAATAAATCGGTCAATGACCGCTTTTGGGCTGGGGTTCGGTTGTCTATGGGAATCATTTGTTTTGATTGCCCGTGTGGCTCACACCCTCCGATGTAGGAGATATTGATACTTACCGAATTAAACCCCTTCACTCCATTTGAGATTTTTTCTATCTCTAAAAGTTGGATAATTTCACCATCGGGCTTTATCATAAAGTGATAGCCGGGCATTTTCCAGCCAAGATGAGTTTTCCAATATTGCTTAATACTCTCTACAGATGTCGTCTGAGGCGTTGCTGTACAATGCACGACTATATACTTTATGTCTCTCATAGTTTTAGTTTTTTTATATTAATGCGGCAATGAACTTTTTCTCCACAGGCACCGCAATAAAATAATGTCGGTAGTTGAGAAGATTCGCCTGATTCACTGTATCAGATTTCGCTTCGGAGAAATACTGTTTGGTAAGCCCTGTTTTCTTTCTGATATTATCCACCACAAAGCATACAGAAGCGGGTTTATCTCCACTCGCTGGGGCTTCTCCAAAAACTTTTTTCTTTGTTCCAGCATAGTGAGGACTTGCGATATATTTCTTTATTTCAAATCCTGCGATAATAGGAGCGACTTCGCCTTTTTTATAATTAATCAGTTGGTCTCCAAAATTCTTTCTATCCTTTAAGAGAGCATTCCAATGCTTATTGCAAAGTACCAATCTTCTGCCTTCCTCTGGCCATTCTAGCTCATCACATTTGTCTTTTAGTGCTACCAAATCTTCATAGGTGCATTCTGTTCCTTTGATTTGTAATACTGGGGTTTTTGCTGTATTGTCATCAGGAGCAAGAGCGTGAATCGCCTTTTTATACTTTCTAGCATTGATTGCATTGGTATGAGCTTTGGTTACTGCATCTATTTTATTATAAGATGCACCGATAATTTGGTCATCAGTTACCTTTGTGGCTTTGGTTTGATATTTATCCAATTTCACAATAACTTCATCATCGGTATAATTTTCAATAGCGATAGGATAAGTTTTATTGTTAATTAAAACCTCTGGGTTAAACTCTGAGGTAGGGATGTGGATAATGTTTTCTTCCCCCATCTGGGTAACATCTCCATCAAGTTCGCTGACTCCATCTAAGAAGTCGGCCACCGCTCCGTTTTCAAGGGTTTGTCTTACACGACCTTCCCAAATTTCTGGAAAATTCTTTGGCATATTTTTCTTTTTTTTTAATAGGTTAAATAATAATTAAATCGTTTTTAAAAGGGTTTTATAAGCTTCTGGGTCTGAATTTTTAAAGGCTAATTGCTCTTCAATGCTCAATTTTTGGAAATCCTCCATCGTGGCAACTCCACTTGTTCCTGCTGGAGCCTTCACTCCCGCACTGAAATTTTGTTTTGCAGGTATAGCCTCCAAAGTACTCTTAGCAAGGTCAAAATTTTCATTTGCCAAGAGCAAGAAACTTTCTTTTTTCTCTGCGGTGATTTTCCCCTGAGCGATAGCCGTTTCCACAAGTTCCATAGAGAGGGCTTTCCTTTGCTCTTGTTCTTTTGCTACATAGGCATTTACTTTCTCTTCCGATAAAGCGAGTTGTGATTTGAGGGCATCTCTTTCTTGTTGTAATTGTAACACTGCAGTGTCAATTTGTTCCTGTGAAGCCTCCTGTGTCTGTGCTTCAAAGCCTAATGCTAAAAAGGCTAATTGTGATAATCTAATTTTCATAGTATTTGAATTTTCTATTTGAGTATTTTTATTATTTTGAGTCATGGAAAGACAAAGATTTTTCATCTCCGTAGGGGTAATTTCTTCTCCATTCATCATGAGTCTTAATGCTTCTGCATTACTTGGAATCGCTACGATACTCGCTTCTAAAAGCTCACATCTTTTGAGGATAAGCTCTCCATTTTCATAAGTAAAATCTTCTTTATTAAAAGAAATCCCCATACTGGCTCCTTTAATAATATCTCTCTCTACCTTTCCTGCTATGACTTTAGCATTTTCATCATCAAGGTCAAACTCTGTCTCAGCTGAGAGTTTTCCATTTTCCGCCTTTATCTCTGTCCATTTTCCAATAACAGAAAGATTAGAAGGATTATGTTCATCTAGCATTACAGGATTGGCTTTAAACCTTTTAAGGTTTATTCCTTCGGTTTTTATCTTAAAGCCATAGGAGTTGGTTACATTTTCATCATTAAGTATAAATCTTGGCATTTTTATTTGATTTTCTGTGGCAAAATTGGGGCGTTTGGGGAATAAAAAAAAGAAGTTGTCAGATGTATCAACAATATTGTACGAAGGAAAAACAACCCTGTCCAACGCTTGGACTTTTCTTTTTTTTAGCAAGGAAGAACGCTCAATTTTGTGCCTAAAAATCATAACGACAATGGCAAAAAATGATGTAAGACTAAAAGCCGAAGCCTACTATATAGAAAATGTAGAAGCCACTAATAAGGAGGTGGCGGAACTCTTTAAAATAACCGAAAAAACACTGGGAACTTGGGTAGCAAAATATAATTGGGAAGAAAAACGCTGGGACTTCAATGCCTCGCCAACTTTCATTAAACAAAAACTACAACAGGAAGCCCTGCGGGTCGTCAATGGCGAAAAACCATCTTTCTCCGCTGATACCATTGCCAAAATTATGTCCGCAATAGATAAGGTAGATACCTCCGCAGACCCCGTCACAGTGCATAAAATTTTAAAAGACTTGGATATTTTCATTTCGGGTATCAACCCAGAATTTGCCACCGAATGCACCAAATACCATAAGCAATTCCTACAACAAATTATCAGTAATTCCTAATGAGCAATAATAACAAGTACCAAAAACTCCTACAAGATTACGACAAACATTGTCTTCGCATTGCCAAAGCAACAAGCATCAATATACACGAAAAGGCAAAGGAAAAAACAGACAGAATAAAGCATTTAGAAGCGGATTATATCCGTTGGTTTGAATATTATTTTCCCAATTATGCTAAGAAAAAATCTGCTTGGTTTCATGCCAAATTGGCCTCGCTGATTATTAAAAATAAACGATTGAGACTCCTTGCCGAGATGTTCCGTTCGGCAGGAAAATCCGTGCATATAGATATGGGAATACCGCTGTATCTTTATTTGGTAAAAAATGATTTGAAATTTATGCTCCTTGTGGGAGAGACTGACCCCAAAGCCAAAAAACTGCTTTCTTCCATTCAGGCTCAATTGCAGTTTAATAACCGAATCAAAAACGACTACGGCGATAAATTCTCCGCAGGAAACTGGGCAGATGGAGACTTTGCCACCACCGACGGCGTTCGCTTTATGTCGCTGGGTTTTGGACAAAATCCTCGTGGAGCAAGGGAAGAAGCCAGCCGACCCGATTATATCGTAGTAGATGATGTGGATAGTAAGAAATCCGTCAATAATGACCGTATTATGCGAGAAAGTGTGGATTTTATCACAGAGGATATTTGGGGCTGTTTTGATGCTGATGAAACCGCTACCGAGCGATTTATCTATGCCAATAATAATTTTCATAAAAACTCTATCACCAACCGATTAAAACTTTATTTCAAATCAGTAATAGACCAAGAGAAAATAGACGATGAAGAGGGCGAGACTTTGGAGTTCCATCCCTCTGATGTGGAATTTCAAATCCTCAGTATCTCAGCGGTGAAAAATTTGAAAGATTTTACCCCTGAATGGCCTGAAAAATCAAGTGCTGAATATTGGAAAAACAAATTTCAGAAAATGCCTTACCGCTCCTTTATGCGGGAATATATGCATACCCATATCGAGGATGGAGCCATTTTTAAATACGAAGATATTCTGTATAAAAAAGCCTTTCCGCTGAAAGAATATGATAATTTGTGTTTCTATGGAGACCTTTCCTATAAGGAAAATGCCGATTACAAAGCACTTATCTTGGTTGGACTAAAAGGTAAAGAATATCATATACTCTTGGCTTATATGCAGCAAAAAAGCCGAACCCATTGTGCTCAGTGGCTCTATGACCAATATGAGAAATTTGAACTTGATAAATTCAATATCCGCTATATGATTGAGGGACTTTTTGCGATGGATGAATTTACCTCCGATTTTGATGTAGAAGGAGAAAAAAGAGGGTATTATATCCCTGTAGTGGCTGATAAACGCTCTAAAACAGATAAATACGATAGAATAGAAAGCCTCGCAGGATATTTTGAACGCCATAATGTATTTTTTAATACCGAACAGAAAAATGCGGATATGCAAACCCTTATAGACCAATTTCTTGCCTTTGAAAAAGGTAGCCACGCACACGATGATGGCCCTGATGCCGTGCACGGAGCTTTCAAATGGCTCTCGGAAAGAACACGAAGAAATACCAACCAATACGCATTCGGAAAAAGAGTAAATAACAGATACTAACTATGTACCTACAAATAGAAGACCTTAAAAATAATATCTACAACTATCAAGTAGAACAAATCACACAGGGGGACGAAAGCATCGTGCTTCAAGCCTTAGACACTGCCGAACAAGAAGTGAAATCTTATTTCTATATCAATCAAAAAAAAGAATTTTTAGACGGCAGAAAAATTTATGATGTAGATAAAACATTCTCGGCAAAAGGAAACGACAGAAACGCCCTACTGGTGAGCCTCTGCCTTTCTGTTGCCAAATGGTATATCGTCGATTTGTGCAATGCCGACATTATCTACCAGCACGCCAAAGAACGATACGACAGAGCCATAGAATATCTACAAAAAATAAATAAAGGAGAGGTATCACTTGGGAATATTCCCACCCTACAAGATACCAACCAAGAGAGCCCACAAAAAGAAAATATCCACAACAAACCATTCTCATTTGGCTCACGAAATAAATTTAACCACGAATAAACTTCCTTGAAGTTAAGATAGTAAAAAAATTAAATTATGAAACAAAAAAATAAAACCAATAACACCCTTCAGCCCACCAGAAATATCATACCAAAGGCTATGGCACGCGCCAAAGCCGATGTCCTCACTTGGAAAAATGCTATCGCTATGGCAAGTAATATCGAAAGCCCCAAAACCTTCCCTTATTACAACCTCTTGGAGGATATGATGCTCGATGCCCATACCACCTCGCAAATACAAAACAGAAAACTAAAAACAATTTCCTCCAATTTTATCATTAAAAACCACGCCGGAGAAACAAATACCCAGCTCACCGACCTGCTGCAAAAATCCGTATGGTTCAATGAAATCATTAGCCACATATTAGATAGCATCTTCTTCGGTTATACATTAATAGAGTTTAATCGCACTGAAACAGACCCCAAAAAGGTGAAAATAGACCTCATACCTCGCCAAAATGTACTTCCCAAAAAAGGAATTATCCTCAATGATTATCAAGATGATAAAGGTATTGACTATCTCAACGCCCCCGAATACGGCTCGTGGCTCATAGACTTCGGTACCACAGGAGATTTAGGACTTATCAATAAAGCCATTCCTCATATCTTATTCTCAAGATTTGCACAATCTTGCTGGTCCGAACTCTGTGAAATATACGGCATCCCCCCGCGAGTGATGAAAACAAACACCCGAGATTCTGGTGCCCTACGCCGTGCCGAAAAAATGATGACTGATATGGGGGCTGCCGCTTGGTTTATTATCGACGAAACAGAAAAACTCGAATGGGCAACCACAGGAACACCCGCCACAGGCGAAGTGTATAATGGACTGATAAAACTATGCTGAGATAATATCTCTCTACTCATCTCTGGGGCTATCATAGGGCAAGATACCCAATACGGAAGCCGTAGCAAGGAACAATCCTCACAAGACATCTTACAAAACCTC